CGTCGTGTAATGTCTGGCTCTTGTCCGTTCATATCCATGTTCCAAATACAGCTACGCCACTTCTAGCAAACAACTCGCCTCGATTTAATGTGCCAGCGTAAAGAATTTTGCTTGGGTTATCTCTACTAAACTCCTCATGCAGTTGCTGGTCAAACTTTGGCACAATAGTTGAAAGGCCATGCAGTTGAGCAAATAACTCTTTAACGCCTTGCTCTACTAGGCTTTCGTTGAACAAACTAACATCGGTATTAGCTAAAAATCTTTGATATGGGCCAGAGTAATAATCCCAAGTAACCCCGCCATCTGATGCAGATCCTGATGTGTGGGTTGGGGCAGTTGCGCCAGTAGTGCCGCCAGCAGTAGTGACGTAGTAGTTGCCGTTATTAAACGTGTAGCTATTTGCGGTATATATTTGCCCCTGCTCCCATTGCTGCGGCCTTACTGACCTATCAGCGATGTACTCAAAGATAAGAATGTTGCCGTTATTAGTAGCGCTTGGAGTTGGGTAAATAAGCAATTGATTGTTGCTAATGCCACGAATTTGAAAGCGTTGATATACAGTAGTGGTTAAACCAAAACCAATAGCTTCTGCATATTCTTGTTCGCTCATTGGCCCAATAACACGCCATCTTGTACTTGAGTTCCAGAACGTTGTGTATTGATACCAAGAGAAGGCGGCAGGGAGTGCATAAGTTCCCTGGCCGCCTACTAAGGTAATACTGCCTGATGCGTAACATTTAGGCCATGGGTATGCTTCAAAGATGTCTTTATTGACTCTTTGAGTCATGGCCAACAATTGTTTCGTAGTAACTTCAGTTGAGGAGATAACGTTGGATTCAACCGTATATCCACATTCTTGCGCTACGTTTGAAACAATTGTCGCTAAACTCATACCTTCCTTGGTCTACCCCGTCTAGCCGGAGCTACGTCATCAGCTACATCTAGATCGTCAACAACCGGAGCAGATTGGATCACCTCCTTTCTCATGCCACGCAAGTCAGTGCCTTCGTTTGCTTCAATGCGTTGCAACAAAAGCTCTACTTTTTCTTCCAGCATTTTTCTTCGTGTTGATTCGTTCTCAAGCTGTTGCTTGAGCGTAACAACATCGTGCTGTGAAGATTTAGCGGCTTCAAGCCAATCTGCGGCAAGTTTCACAAACTTGCTCAACGGACCTATCTTTCGCTTAATTTCATCATTAGCAGCGGCAAGCTGTTCTACGGTTCTAAATCCCAAGTAATGCAACTCTCGCATAGCGGAAGCAGTCATAGGTGGCCACTCTTGTAATGGAGTTCCGCTCTCTACTGGCTGATTGCCTGCTTGAAATGCTGCGTATAGCTCTGGATATTCAGTAATGTCTTGTGGCTCAATCTTTCTTACTGTCTCATCTCCACCAGGCCACTGAATTGAAATGGATGGAATTTCATCAAATATAGGACGCCCCTCCTGCATAGTTTTCATACGGTTCTCATTAACCGCATTAAAGAACTTTACATTAGCGCCACTATAGCGTTTCTTTGGTTGGGATTGTCCATTCATAATGGACTGCCAATCTATTTGTGCCATATTTCTCCTTTGTTAATAGGCATTGTTGCCTATATAACTTATAGCACTATCCCTCAATTACAAGTAACTCTTCTAATGCGCCCCCACTAGCTTGATAAACAGTAATTGCGCCAGTTGGGACAAAATCAAAGTAATTGCTGTATGTAGCTCCAGATCCAAAAGGGATCACTGGATTTCCTGCCGTTGGAGTAGTTCCTGTTATAGTTGCTCCAGTCAAGCTCAACCCAAAATCATTTGAGCCTAAATTTGCGATAAAAAGAAATCGTCTAAAAGGATTGGCAGGTACAAGTTCAAAACTTGTAGCGTCGGGAACTGATGGAATAGTTTGTGTAACTGCTCCGCCGTATGATGTCATAAGTTATCCTAAAAATAGGGGGGATTGCTCCCCCCATACATTAAGCTCCCTTAGTCATTTTGAGCGCATAAAAGCTAGTGCCATTACTTGCACAAATGAAAAAGTTAGTGTCTGCGTTGTTGTCTTTAATGACCCCAATAAACCCTGATCCAACCGTAGCTGCGGCACCAAAAGCAGTGACCATTTCAGCCTGTGTTGGGAGTGCATCGGTTACATTATCAATACTTTGTTTGGTGCGAACACCACCAGCAGTAGCAACAACAGCATTAGTGCTAGTAACGGTCGTAAATGTACCGTTAGACACTTCTACTGCTTGCTCTGGCGGCATTCCCAAACCAATAAGATTTGTAACTGTTGGCATACAATCTCCTTAAAACGGGGGGATTGCTCCCCCCATTAGGTTAGTTCACTTTCATGTGGCCAACTGAAGCCAGCTCAACCGCCTCAGTTCCGCTGGTGTTAGCCAGTCCGACAACGTAAGCAATCTTAGTTGTTGAAGTATCGTCAGCAGCTCCTGCTGTTGCAGTTGTGTTAAGGTTATTTCCAGCAACATATCCTGTAAGGATTGTGCCTTTAATTCCCGAACCAACTCCACCACCACGAAGTCCACCAACCCATACCCAACCGTACTCGTTATCAGCAAAAGCTACTTGAGCTGCGCCGACTAAAAGTCCGTTGGATCCAGCGTTAGTTGTGGTCAACTCTGCGGCCTGTCCATCTGTTTCAATAACAACAAACGCATACTGAGCGATTGCGCCATTGGCTTGAACAAACACAAACTCACCTACAGGAGCGGAACCTACATCACCAACTTTAGCTGGCAACGAAGGAACATCTGTTCCTGTGAAAGTGCGAAGATAATTTACACCAAACGATCCTGACTGTGACATATTCTATTCCTCCCTAATTAAGCGTAAATAACAGCTTGTAGAGCCGGAGCAGAACAGCACAAGTTTCCTTCAACGATAATAACCGTGAAGAAAGCGTCCTGATCAACTGGGCGAGCCATCTCTGGTGCGAGTGGCTTGAAATCGGCCCCACGAACCATGTCCATCGTCCAATACTTCGTATTAAGAAGGCGGCAAGAATTCGTCTCAAGAACTGACGAACCATAACCACCATCGAATACAAAATCGCATCCGTCGTAGCTGAGCACACGGAAACCAGCAACAGCCTTCTTTGTAGGAAGCTGAATACGCTGAATAGCTGTGAGCGAGCTGTGAAGGTACTTCCAAGCTGTGCGGTCCATAAGACCCAAGTCTGGCTGCTCATCTCCTCGAACAATCTGACTGATAGTATCAGTGATTGTCTCTTGGACGTTTGAAGCTGACAGAGTTGTGTTTACAGCAAGGTTTCGTGCCCAAAGGTTTGTACCACGATCAATCTGACCGTAAGTTCCGGAACCAGGAGAAGTCGAAACCGCCTTCTTGATACCGTCAAACTCAAGACCGCCAGAACCTGTTCCATCACCACGAAGCGATGTAGAAACAGTATTCTTGAGGCGAGCGATTGCTGCCTTCATCTTCATCTCAGCCAAATCAATCAACTGAGCCTGATCACGGTTAGCGCGACGCTCACGACCCGAAATTGCAACAGGCTCATAAACCTGCTTAATTCCAAATCGGAAAGCTGTAGCATCCTCAATTGCGTTCAGGTTGAACGAAGAAAATCCTGAGTAGAAACCACCCTGAGCATCATCATTGTACATGATGGGCTTTCGGAGTTCGTATCCACCAGAAAACTTACGAATAAGACCCTGATCGTCAAGCGAAGCCAAAAGCGGGTTATGATGTAAAATCTCATCCGCAATAGCATCCGACTGATCGAAAAGGGTTGTGACAATTGCCTCTTCTAAATTAGCCATTTGTTATCCCTACTTAATTTAAAGCGGGACAACCGAAAACTTAGTCATCTCCTATCAGGCGACGACGCAGGTTCTCCCGCAAGTCTTTAGTTTGTATCCTGGGAGTCCCACTGCCTGGGGAGCCAGATATGGAGCGTGACGCAGCTTTTGCTTTTTGCGCCACAGCTTGTTGCTGTTCGATTACCGGCTTAGCAGTCATTTTGTGAACAAGACTGGAATAAGCAGGGTTGCCATTTATAACATAGTTATAGGCTGTCTCTAGGATTTGCTCAGGGGAGCTATAGCGTCCTGTTCCTGTCAACGCCTGAACTATAGGAGCCATTTCTGCCTCTATTTGGGAAGCAGTTTCTGGATCCTTGAATACTGGCTTAGTATTCATAAAAGATTCTACGACACGTTGATTAAACAACTCAACGGCTTTTTGTTCTTGCTGCTGCATAATGGCTTGCATACGCTCCTCAGCGATGCGTTCCGCCTCTTGCCTGGTTAAATAGCCTGGGTTTTGTTGCGGCTGATAATCGCCATTCTGGGGCTGATAGCCCGCAATGTCATCAATAGTAAGACCATAAGATTCCAGCCATTCAATAGCTGTTTCTACTGGGTTGTTTTGCATTGCTTTATCCCAGGCGATAGAGCGTTTAGCTATGTCACCTAGTGATATACCCTGCTTTGCGTAGTCTGTTTCGTATTGCTTAATAACGTCATAAATGCCTGACGTTTGACGTTTTAGCTCTTCGACCTCAGCCATTTTGCGGCTATAATCCGAACGAGTTTCGTAAGCTCGACGATTTAGGTATCCTTGCAAAACATGAGCGTTTGCAGCGGTTGGGTTCAAAAACGCTTCTCTTTCTTCTGCTCGCATGTCAGCAGGAGGCAAGAGAGTTGGCCTATCAATTGGAGTTTCTACATGTGGAGTTTCTTGAGTAACTTCGTCTTGGGTTTCGGTTTCGGCCTTTACCTCTGTATCGGGTTGTTCGCCCTGGTCCAAATGCTGAGCAAGTGCCTCTCGTATGCTAGGGCCTTTTGGTTCTGATTCGTTTGACTCTATTTCAATCTCAGTATCCGCTGCTTCATATCTATCTTCCATTGTTCCACCTTTCAATCATTTGTTGCTTTAACTTAGCGACTAACTTACGTTCGGATTGTCCTGATTCTCGATCAGGGGCGTACCCTTTGTCATAAGCGTCACCAATCTCAATTGCGCCAGCAGCTTTATAAGCCGCTCGCAACTTTGATTTACTCGTGTAAATTTCTTTTGGATTAAGCGGGTTTCTAGTGGGAGGCATTTCGTCTGGAATATAACCATGCCTTGCATTTGCATGGACCTGCCGAACTACTTGCTCAATCGGTACAACTTTTTGTTGTATTGGACACCACTGAAATAATTTGTACTTTTCCATTAATCATCCATTGTAGCTATTAATAACAATGCTTTTATTCGTTTTTGTTTTGTATTTCTAAATTCAGGCGCTACTTGCCTTACCAGCATTTCAAACTTTTCTTTTGGCGTTGTTTTTTTCTTTTTCTTTTTTCGCTTTTGCTCTTCATCATAACGACGCTTTTTAAGAATTTGAGCGGCAATGTTTTCTTCGTATATTTCTTCAGCACGTTTTTGTTGACGCAAGTTGCGATTTAAAATATCGCTTGTATCTTGAAGACCGCCTTCTAAAAGAACAGTTGGTGGATAAAAGACTAATGTGCTGGCAATTCCCTCAAGCACAATGTTAATTGCGCCCGTTTGTATCGTTGGAGGATAAACAACTGTGCTTGTGTTCCAAGCGGGTATAATAACCGTTGCGTCGGTTGTTTGCGTTATTGTTGGCAAATTGACGGTACTTGTCGGCCCAATTAAATTGCAAACAACGGTAAGCGTAGTTTGTGAAACAGAAGGTTGATAAACTTGACTCGTCGGACCCAGGAGGGACAACGTAATGTTGTTAAATACTTCAAACGGAACATTTGGAAACGATTCGCCAACTGTTTGAGCGTTAGGATAGGAGCTGTTAAAATAATTGTGCAGCGAACTACTGAAGCTCATTACCCACCAAATTGAATTAGAGTTTGTGTAACTGCCGCATTACTATAATTGATTGCGACATATTGCGATGTCACTACGCCACTGGTTGCAGTTGCTACACCTACAAAATTAACATCCAAACCGGAGCCGCCAATAATGTCTTGAACACTTGCTCCGGCGACACTTGTTTGCGCCAACGACACCTCGCTATACATCCACACTTCTGCTGCTCCAGCCGTTGACGCAGTATCAACTCTAATTTGAGTAATATCTCTAGCGGCGGTTGCAGTATCCAACGGCAGAAAAAAACAAGAGCCGATGCTTGCGAGCGGAACGGTAATAGACGTTGTTCCCGCTAAGGCTCCACCGCTTTCAGTAACAATTCCAGGTCCTCCCGTTGCGGTTTGCAATCTAATAACAGGCGACGTTCCAGTTATTGCGGTCGTAATTTTTAAGAATGGCAAATACGCTTGTGGTTGATTTGCCTGTCCTAATTCAGCTTGCAACAAAGGAAAAGTTGCTGCGTCATGAGTAAAGGCGTTGCCCGTACTTGTAAACGAAACTGTGCCCACTTTATAAATAACTGCCGTTGCGCCGCCCCTTCCGACTGAGTTTGTGCTCATCAGCGTTAAAACAGGAACAATATTTGTCGGAATTTGAAATTGCTGAGTAGTACCAGGCCATGTGGAGCCAATCGCTTGTCCCTGTATTTGGAACGAAAACCTTCCTGTAGTTGCTGTTGCCGCTGTCGTTGCTGCCGATACAACGGAAGTATTAAAGCACCATGTGCCACCACTTGTTGCAATATTCTTATACAAATCGGCAAGAAACGTCATTAGATTGGCTCCGGCGATAAACTTAAAGTCGCAACTGCATTACACGTTGTTGTGCTAAACAATCGATAAAAACCTATGTAATCGTTTGCTTCAATTAAGTAAGGAATTTGAAAGTTTGAAACAAAACCAGTGCCGTAATTAGAACTGTTTGTAAAACTTAAATGAAGTGGCAAAATGCCGTAAATATCAATAATGCCGGAACTACCCGTAGAAATTGTCATGCCAGTAACATCACGAACACCAACACTGCCAGAACTAAATAACGATTGCAGATTAAAACAACTATTTGCCCTTGCGTTTGTTGGTAACACCGGAGCGCAAGTTTGGCCAGAGCTTCCAAGGTCGTCTGTAAACGTAACTGTTACCGTTGGAGTAGTTGCTACCAACGTTGTTCTAACAACCGCAAAACATAATCCAGCGGCAGTTTGAATTGATGTCCCACGAATTGTTTTAGTAGGCATAGCAACGCCATCAGTAAAAACTGAGGTTGCAACGTCTAAACTGCCTAGCAGGTAATCAAGACCGACAATCATGCCTGTACCCGCATCTTCGTTGTGCATTGAAACATTAGAAGCAACAAAACCCGCCACGTTTGCTCCCACGCTTGGAATTTGTGGACGTAAATCTAATTTTTGAATTGTTGTTCCACCACTAGCTACTGTTGCCGCTGTTGTTGTTGCCGCAATTCGTGGAAAGTATAAACGATAAAAAGCTCCAAAACTTGCCGTTGCTGAAATCGCCGCATTAATGTTTGGTTGTGTTCCGGTAAAATTGGCGGTCATGGTTGCTCACCCACAAAAAACATTGTGCCTTGAACTCGTTTTGCAGCCGAATTGCAAATCAAACAAACTAGTTGATCGCCAGTATTCAATAGTGGTGGTGTTATCGAATTGCAAATAAAATTTAATTGCGATGGTGTCGAGCTATTGCGACTTTCGTTTCTAAACATACCTAACGGAATAATTCCTAAAAGTTGAATAATTCCTGTTGCCGTACCGCCTCCAGCGACGGTTATGTTAGTAACGTCAGTTGCGCCAACGTCGCCTGTCGCCAACCGCAGCCATCCAGTTGTGCCAACGGTTGCGCCAGTTGTGAATGTAAAACTAGGAGCTGCCGCACCGACATTGCCGTCTTGGTCGGTGTACTGAACATTTGTCGTTACCGTTCCGGACGTTAGTGTTAACTGCGACGAAACATACGCCAAAATGCTGGACGATACTGCCCTGCTGATATTTCCTTCGGTAACTGTCGGCATCGCCGTTCCATCGGTGAATACGCCAGTGCCGTAGTTGTATGTTCCTAAATAAATAACTTTGCCTAAAATAGCAGGAACTATGCTTGAGGAGCGCAAAGTTGCGTTAACTAAACGCAGGCCACTAACGCCCGCTGGCAACGACGGAACAGAAAAACAAGACGCAACTTGTAATGACAACAACTGACCTGAGTATAATGTTGCCGTTGTTGCCGTAATAAAATCTTGTGCAAAATGAATTTTTTGAAAATAGGTGTTGGCAATTCGATCAATATATTGGTCAAAGTTTTGTAATGCCGTCATGTTCTGCGACCAGTTGATTAAAGTTGCAAATGTTTTGATCTAACTGAAAATTATGCTCGCTGCTGCATTGAACATAAGTTTCGTTTGAATTTTCTGGAATTGTAATAATTTCACCGCAAGCAGGACACGCAACAACTCGCCAAGCTCCTCGCAAAGGTTGCGGTGATGCTGCTGGTACATTTGGGCAAGGTTTGAAAAGCCTCATAACGAAAAGATTCCCGATGGGTCAAATTGTACTGTAATGTTTCCGCCGTTTGGTGTTACTGGCAGACCGCTGGA